CCGCCCCGCCAGCTCTTCCTGGATGCGCTGCACGATGTACTTGTCGCGCTTCGCCTCGTCGGACTCCAGCAGCTCCCGCAGCTCGAAGGCGCTGCGGTTGGGAGCGTGCCGAGGATGCGCTTGCGCTCCTGCCAGATGCGCTCCTCCTCCTCGGCCATCTCCTCCAGCTCGGAGACGCGGCTTGACTGCGTGATTTGAACCCCGCGAACAGAGCCGCCGGGCCAAACGTTCTACCGCTTGGCGTAGTCCCGCGCCAATACCAATACGATGAGCCTTTGTGCTGGTAGAAGTTGATCCCGTACTCGCTCAAGTCTGGGTTCATGCTGCCTCCTAAGCTTAGCCCGGAGCGATGGGAGGTCCGCCCCGGGCTGTCCTCAATCGGTGGGTTTGTTTTTGGACTTTAGCACGTAGTGACAAGCTGTGCTACATTAAGCCAATGCCGTTGGTCGTCGACATGAATACAGGCCAGCTTGAAGTCTGGGACGAAGAATCCATTCGCAACCGTGGCTTGGCGTGGGCGCACATAAAACCGCTACGGGGATTTGATGCACCACGCGGCCAGGAACTTGTGCCCTTGCTTCCTGCGATCATTGCATCGCTGGCTGATCTAGCCCTAGCTAGGGAAAGGAATCACTAGCTATGCCCAAGCGAGAGAGATTTCACGCGCAATCCAAACCGTTCTCAATCTCAGGTAGCTCCAAAGATGTGGCCTGGATCGTCTTCGACAGCGTAAGGGACGCCCCCGTCAAGCCGGAGAAGTCCTACGAGACCCTCAAGCAGGCCCAAGCCGCTGTTGAAGCCCTCGAAGAGAAGACGTGATGCTCAAGCGAATCGTAATCCTTGACCCGAACGGCGTAGAGGTGGCGAAGGGCGAAGCGTCGGATCGGATCGTTGGCTGGGGCGCAGTCGTAGAGGCGTGTTTCGATCAACTCGCCAAGGAGGTCAGGCGTGAGAATCCCAAGCTCGGCACGTACACGGTCACGGTCAAGGAGGTGGAGTGATGGCCCATCAGCCTTCACATTGGACCTCGATGAGCTTCTATGAATTTGAGGCTGCCCTTGCCTCACGATTCGAGATATGGGACGAACGAATGCCATTTCAAGTGAGCGATCTTTACGACCTTGCCGCTACGCCTCAACAGATGGCTCAGTGGCTCATTCGCATGAAGCGCGGAGGCAAGGTCGCCTATCAAGGCCCCGGCAGAGGCTGGGAATGGATACCTGAAAGGAATTGGGCACCATGACCTACTACCGCACCCCAGCCTTGGTCCACTCACTCGAAGCAACGGGTTGTCTCAGAATGCCTTACGGCGGGACAAGGCTGGGAGTCGTTGACCCTTCTGATCCTTTTGGCCGGGTGCAGTGGATTCACCCGGATCGACTCACCGAAGATATGCGCGGAACTATCGTCCGGTGCAATTGTGCCTCTGTTGCTCCTACGCTGGGGGCAGAACGTGCAGAGCATCTTGCGTCTTGTCCATTCAGCGTCTTGGTAGGAGGATTGCCATGACCGTCTGCTACAGGACGCCCGCCAGCTTCAATACCCGCTGCCACCGCTGCTCAGACACCATCCCCAAAGGAGAGCCGATGGCCTTCCGCAGCGCCAAGTACGAGCGAGACCGGCGCATCTATTGCGAGGACTGCGCAGCGGAACTCGGGATCGACGTGGTGGATAGCAAGCGCATGGCGAAAAGCAGGCAACTGACGCTGGGAGGGATTGCGTGATCTCAAGGGCCTGCTACGTCCAGTGCGACCAATGCGGCGATCCCGCCGAAGTCTCGGTCGAAGGGGCCAAGCTAGCGCGGCAGTACGCCCGTGCTCAGGGCTACACCTACAGCGGGAGACTCGACCTGTGCCCACGTTGCCAAGGCAACCCGACTCCCCGCCGTCGAGCAGCCGAAGCAGAGCTTGAGCGGCAAAGCGCTCCCTCGTCATGACTGCGGCGAGACAACTGCAACTGAGCACGTAGGGATATGAGCGAGCCGAAGACCTTTAAGCTGACCGCAGATCACCTGAAACTCCTGCGCGCGGCAAATGTGCGTTGGGACGGCGATGAATGGGGCGCTCCTGCCATTGACTCGAAGCGTCCTTACGGCAATTCCAGCCTGCTCCCGGACCTCGCCGGGATTCTTGAGGTTAAAGGATTTGTGGACCATGAAGGGGATGAGCGCTACTCAGCAGAGCAGGTTGAGCGCATGAAGCAGCTTCACGCTGAGACCGAAACAGCGCTACAGATCGTTCTCGCTTCAGGCGAATTTGCGCCAGGGAACTACCAAACTTCAGACTCTTATTCCCGCGATTGGAAGCGAACCTAGCTTTACCTGCCATCACCGCTCCTGTCTCTCGCTGAGCGCTTGCGGTGTCCAAGGCTCGCCTTTGCTCCATCGCCGACCCTACCCAGCAGCAGTTTGTTGTTCGTCCCTTTGCTGACCTTGAGCGTAGTTTCCCCTAGTGCGCGCCCAGCTTTTCAGCTACCTCGCACCCACAATGCGCGGCCTAGACGCCTCCGGTTCCGCGCACGTAAAGCAGTCGTCCCTTTAACGGACCATGCCACGCCTGCTTGCGGGGACGAAGGTCTACCCGGTCAGCGCGCGCGGAGCTCGACGGCTTTGACCGGAAAGGGCTATAGGCTGTGAGAGCTTCGTCTTCAACGCACCGAAGCCTATGAGGCGGCCCGGCGTAAAACCCGGGCCGTTTCTGCGTAGTCGCCGCACCATCCGGGATGATTCATGCCTGTGGAACTGATCGCTTGCCTGAATCCCCCGAAACGCGGCCCGATTTCCCGCTGGGAACGCGAGTGAATGACGCCACAGGAAAGCGTTGAGGAACGCCTGCGAGCCCTGGAGCAGGCCATGTGGGGCATCAAAGGCGAGAACGGCCTCACGCAGCAGCTACGAGGCCTACGCAAGGACATCGATGCCTGGCGCAAGGAAGAGGCCTCCAAGCGAGAATCGGCCACACGGGCCATCTCCATCGCGCTGCTTGCTGCTACGGTGACGCTGATCGGAACCGTGGCGACCCTGGTAGCGGTGGTGAGCACGCAGTGACGCACGTCTCCAAGCTTGAGAAGTGGCTTGAGCCCAGGGCAATGCCCGTTCTTGCTGTCATGTCGGTCATTGTTATCGGCGGTAGCGCTTTGGCCTATTTCATCCGCGAAAGCGACATAGCCCGCGTAGAGCGCCTGGAACGTGTGATCCAGTGCGCCGATAGTCCCGAATGCAGACGATTCATCAAGAGGGCGATCCGCGATTTCCTTGAACATTCGGGTCGGCCGGGTCATTCAGCGAAAAAGCAGCTTCGGCAGCCCGGCATTTCGTTTCGATTTGGGACTCCATCGTCAAGCGGTGCGGTTCCTTTGCTGGTAGAAGAAACACCTCAACCTCCTTTCCCCCGAACTGCCGCCGCCGTCTCTCCTCATGCGACTTCAAAAACCGGAGAGGCTCCTGGGTCAGGCGAAGCTGTCTCCGCTACTCCTAGGCCCCCTCGGGACGTCGCGGAACCATCTGAACCAGCGCAGTCCTCGCCTACTCAGCCCACTCCGCCGTCTTCTTTACCTTCCGCGCCTAAAGGCAAAGGTCCGAAATCCGTTGAATTACCCGAACTCCCGCCCGTCGTTGGGAAAGCCGTCGAAATCACCCAGGAAACGCTCTGCGCGGTAGAGCAACAGGTTGACGAACTATGCTGATGCTATGAAGAAACTTCGACAAAGGCTGCAGCGACTAGCCGACAGGCTGACTGGAAGAAAGGCGGACTTGGCGAAGAGCCGCCGCCGCCATAAGGTATGGCGTGAGCACGCAGAAACGCAGCACAAGAAGCAGATCCGCGCTGAAAGGCATGGTCACGCACTTAGAGCCGCGGCGCTCAAAAGGCGAGCCGAACGGTCTCACGTCAAGGCGATCTACTGGAAAGGCCGCGTCCGTCGCGATAGCAGTGCGATTGAGACTTTAGAGAAAATCGAAGCAAAGATGGAAAGGGAACTCGCTGACTGGATCAAAGAGCATGGCGCTCGGCTTGTGTCGCACAACAGGATTCAGGGGGGTACCTATGAAGAGCGCTCCTATCTCGCCCAGAGTACTGCGATGCTCAACTATCGCAACGGCGACCAGCCTGGCTACTACTCCATGGAGGGTGGCCCTCGGGACTACGCTCATACGCTCTACCATTACGCCCCCGGGCGCGTGTGGGACTGTTCGACCTACGCCGATGGAACTTGCTATGTCACGGGCGATCCATCACCCAGTGGGCCGAATGGCTACACGGCCGGAGGCTATACGGGCACTGAGCTAGAGCATTGCAAGAAGGTCAAGGGTTCTGTTCAGATCGGCGATCTCGTGATCTATCTCCGATTCCCTGGCGATACCGTTGGTCACCACGTAGAGAAGGTTTTCGACCCCAAGCGCAAGTTAACTTCTGGACATGGCGATTCTGCGATCAATATCGGCTGTAACGGGAGCTGGGACTTGTTCGGCGACTTGCTGTACGTCATCGTTCGTCCTCCTCGAAAGGAAAATAAATGAAGGCCGAGCCCGTAGTCACCGCAAGCGCAGTTTCAGGAGCGGCCATTGCTCTGCTCTCGATTTTCGGAATTGCAGGAATCAACCCAAGCACCGTGGAAACGGTCGTCGCCGCCGTTCTTCCCGTGGCTCTCTCGCTGCTGGCACGGTTACGCGTCTCGCCTATCTGATGAGCACGCTTACGATTCTCCTGGTTGTTCTACTCGTGGTCGTTATCGTGCTTTTGTGGCGCTAATTCCAAAACTTGGAGAAACTTGGAATTGATCTGCGGTTCAGCCGCAGCTCCAAGCACTGGCACCCACGTCATCCCAAATCGCACGCCCGATCCGATGCTGTTCTAGCGGCGGAGCGACAGCGGCTGGGTGGGAATCTGCGTAGCGGGTGCCGCCGTAGGCATACCAAGTGGAATCGAGAATCTGGTAATAGCCGCCGGCCGTACTCGTGGAATTCCGAGCCGTGAAGCTGTAGCCACTCTCACATGCCGGGATATAGCAGGGGATGGCAGAGCGCGTGGCACCGCAGTCATATGGCGTCAGCGCAAGCAATTCACGCCTATAGTGCCGATAGGCGTAGAACGCGGCCTTGTCGTAGCGCCAGGTCGCCTTAATCGCTCGATGGTGCCCCGGATAGCCCCGAGAGCAGCTCAGACGGCGTCTAAGGGCCGCTACTGCCTTCTTGCTGGGTTCGGCTCGCCTCCAGTGCCTGTAGTCCCAGACGCGCGCTGCGAAGGGCTTGAAGGCCTCGGCGGTGCATCGATGAGGAATAGGCGTATGCTCAGGCGTGCTGTCTGCTGCGGTGGTCGTTGCCCCGAGGCCTGCAAGCACAAGGGCGACGGCCGCCGTGGTAAGCGGGCTCATTTGGTCCTCCTGGTTGGCGTACCGCGGCATTAGCTGAAAAGCGGCACGTTCTTTGCGTTTGAGCGTCCTTTCGGTCGCTTAGTCGCTGCAAGGATTCCGCGGCACCCTAGCGGGCTCTCGGGATGCTTGTGGTCGGAGGAACCTGGAATGTCCGCAGATTTGTAGTGACAACCCTGGGAGTATGTGCTACGTTCTCAATGTGAAGATTCCTGAGAAAGCATTCGAGGATCACTTGCGCTCCCTGCACCCCGGGTTCCCGAAGGGATACACGATGACGACGGGAATGCAGGCTCTGCTGGAGTCTCGCCAGGCACTTCGCGCAGCTATCCCAGCGCTCGTTGAACAATGGAAAGCCGAATACGACGAGTGCTCGAACTCGAAGCGGAGCCTACGAAGCGAGAGGAGATGAAGCAAATGTTGGTTTTGATTCAGACGCTGCGCAAATTGGATTATGGACGATTGAAGAACGTGGCTTCTGCCCGTGAGATTCGGGTCTCGCGCTTGCGTTTTCCAACCGCCGATTCACTTCGTTTGGCAATCATCGATGACGTAGTCGATGAGAAGCTGCGTAGTGCCCCAGATGGCACAGCAAGCGAAACCGGGCTCGACTACGGCAAGGTGGGGGGATGAGTCCAGCGGTTCTCGTTGTCTGCCCCAACCCTAGCTGTACAGGCCGATCCGTGCAGGACGGCGAAGTGATCCGCGAATTGTGGGAGGCAACGTGGCATGAGGCCATTCTTTACGAGCCCGGTCAGGGAGGCCAGCCAGCCGAATGGGCCTCAGATATCACATGCCCTCAATGCGGCGAGGAAGGTATAGACCCCGAGTCAGGCCAGCTCGATAGCGCAGAAGAAGAACTTGGGCGTAGATGCGAGTTTTGCGGTGTTGTCAGTGAACCGAAACGATGGATGTATCGCCATACCTCTCAACTTCGATGTCCTCATTGCCAGGCGGTGCCTTGATGACCCGCCGAGAACCACGCAGAGCACCCTGGAAGGCTCTCTTCGCCCCCGCCGAGACCAAACCCCGCCCGGCCCACGAGATCGCCTTAGACGCCCGTAGAGCGGAGCGCAGGGCAGGGATGAGGCGAGGGCTGTGAAGCGTTTGTACCCGACAAAGGGAGGGGGCAGCGATGAGTGAGCGCTTGTGGATATGCGAGCGCTGCGAAATGATCGGTAGCGGTTTTGAGGCCAGCAGGCACGTGGATAAGACCGGCCATCCCGTGAAAGAGCTTTCGCAGGAGATGAGCGATGCTGTCGGTGTTTTGCAGAGAAAGCACTCGCCTTGGCCCGATGCGGCTGACTGGATTGCGTATGCCCAGTTCAAACAGAGGGCAGGCAGAGCGGCCGAACGCCTATACCCCAAGGACTGCCCATGAAGCGCCGTGATCGCATTGTGGTGGCAATCGCCAACCTTGTCCTACGTGCTGCTTCTAAGCGCTATCGAGACTTGACCAAAGCGCTGATCGTGCGAGGCATGGAGGCTGAGCTCTGCGTTTGTTGGCAGCGCCAGGCAATGTTCGAAGAACTTCCTGAAATGCCGACTCTCAGAGAGTTAGAGGCACTTGCAGTCCTTTACGAAACTTCACCTGGACATCTCCTTGACGAGTGCTACGAACGGGTAGGGCGCAAGCTCCGCGAGGAGGAGGAAGGCGACGCCGAAGAGGCTGCTGAGTCCAATGCCTAGGCCTGACGAGAGCCCCGAAGTGACCGAAGCCGACGCGACGGAGATGCGCGTAGAGCCGATTTGGACCGAGACGATTGGCGCTGATCCGATTCTCGCACCGCCTATACAGGCCCAAGCCATCGTTCCTCACGTAGAGCCAGGTGATCTCGTCAAACGCCTTGAGGCGATCAAGGAGACCGCCAGCCGGGCGATGGAAGAGAACGTGGACTTCGGGAAGATCCCCGGCACTGACAAACCGACGCTGCTCAAGCCCGGCGCAGAGAAGCTCGCGGTTCTCTTCAAGCTCGACCCCGAGCCCGAGAACGAAAAACGCTGGGAAGAGAACGGGCACCTGACCGTGGTCTCGCGCACCACGCTCTATGACAAGGAGAGCGGAGTGCGTTGCGGAACCGGCGAGGCCATTTGCTCTACGCGCGAGAAAAAGTACGCCAAGCGCCAAGCTGGCCGTAAATGCCCTGTATGCAGCAAAGAAGCAATCATCAAAGGCAAGGCCGAGTACGGCGGTGGCTGGATTTGCTTCAAGAAGAAAGGCGGGTGCGGCGAGAAGTTCCCCGAAGATCAGCCTGCGATTGTTCAGCAAGAGGTCGGCGAGATCGATAACCCCGACCTACCCGACACTTGGAACACCATTGACAAGATGGCTTCGAAGCGCTCCCTCGTTGCCGCTGTTCTGATCGTCACGGGAGCTTCGGCGATATTCACCCAGGATTTGGACGAGCAGGTAGACGCAGCAGCTACCAGTCCGGCATTTGCACTAGCCACTGGAGAGCAGAGCACGCGCCTGTCCAAAGCCTTGTCCTACTTGCTCCCACCTGACGATCAACAAGAGGCCAAACGGGCGATCATCGGAGCGTTCAACGGTGAGCTGTATGGCCCCGCAGCAGAGGCCGTGTGCGCCGTCATACGTGCCCACAAAGCCAACGTGGACGCTGAAAGTATGGAGGCCCAAGAAGCGTTGAATGCGGAGAGGGATGCGAGCGATGGCTGAGTGGCCGCTAGGCGACCCGCAGCCTTTCACCGGCCCTCTCGCATGGCCTATTTGGCGCTCTGCATTTCCCTACGACTGGGAGAAAGATGACTGTTGAGAATTGGATACGTCGTATAAATAAGCTCGCCCTAGATCTTGAAAAACAGCGTCATGGGTTGCATCCCTCAGCTTGGAGAGAGACCCTGGCTTCCGACACGAGGAAATACGAGATGCTGACCAAGAAGAGGCCGCTTCCATGAGCCTTCGCTGCAGGCTTTTAGGCCATCGCCCAAGGTGTTCTCATCGTCGCGAGGCTATCGAACACGGTTACATATCTTCAAGTCGTTTCTGTGGTTTGACCTGCGGGAACTGCAAAGGTTGCAAGCAAGATTTGTGGTGGAACGGGAACCGTTGGGAGATTCGGAATGGCAAGTGAAGTTGAAATACTAGAAAGAAAACTAGAGGCCGCCTCCTGGCACCGCAAAGAGCTGGTGCGTCAGGGTAATCGACTCTGTAAATTCGCACTGTTAACCGACACCCATGAGTCTCGCGCCCTTGCCGCTGTCAAGGATTGGGACGACTACGTCGCTTCGATACGCAACGAGCGCCTGGTCGTCTCCCGCGAGCGCCTGCTCGACGAGCGCTGGGGCTATAACCCGACCGCGGCGACCAACACGGATAGAGTGGTTCGATGAAGTCACCGGCTAGGAACAAGCCAGCGATCATGGGCCGCTATGAAACCCGGGACGTGGCGAGATTGGCGCGCAATCGTTTCGAGGATATGCCCGGTGCATATCACCGAGTTCGCTTCGATCCTTGCGAGCGCTATCCAGAGTATCCCTGGACACTGGTGGTCTATGAGTGGAAAGAGGAAGCTGATCTGATTGACCACAATGGGGAGGTACTGCAGTGAAGTATGTCCTTACCACCCAAGAATTGATGGACCTGGCGAAGGAAGTGGGGGCCGAGATTCTTTCTCATGTTGATGCCGAGGATACGCCAGTCGAACGAGTGGATAGAGCTGTCAGGGCTGTTTTCGCTCAAAACGGTGTTAAGTACGAGGAGGACTCGTGAGCTTCAAGACTTGGCGTCGCGAGCGGCACCTGAATCGAAAAGCCAAGAGGGGGCCATATCCGATACATGGACGCTCTCTTGGCTACTGCGACTCGGCACGCGAACCCTATACGTGGTTTGTCTGCAATCACGGGCATCGCAGCATGGGTTCCCCTTGGGCAGAACCAAGGCATGAGTGCTTTCGATGCGGCTTCACCGAACCGCTTGAGTTCACGGGCTGGCGCGTAGCTGATCCCGACGAGGCATTTGAGGGAACGATGGAAGCGATTGGCCCAACGGTAGACGCCGATTCGCTTTACGTGCGGACTCAAGAATGACCTGCGACGATCTTGCAGAGTGCTGGACTCGAAGATGGCCGCGCCCAAGCGAGACCTCGAACAAGCAAGGCGCTTACATGGTGAAGACGTGGGGCGAAGAAAACGCGGGCGTCGAGCTAGGGGACTACACCCGCGAACAGGCACGTGAGTACGGTCTGAAGTACCCGTCGCGCGTCAAGTTCCTACGTGCTATGTTTAACGATGCTATCCGTGATGGTCTCATAAAGCCACGAGCCAATCTCATGCTCATGAACCCCTTCAGTGCCCTTCGGATCGCCAAGCCCCGCAAGGAGCGCTACTTCCCGAGCACCGAAGAGGTACAGGCCCTTATCAGAGCCGCTCAGGAGCCGCTGAGAGGCCGTATCCGCTTCAGTGCATACACGGGTCTCAGATTAGGCGAGATGCTGGCTGTGCGGCCCTGTGACCTTGGCGATGGTCGTGTAAACGTTCGCTGGCAAATCAACCCCAGCGACGAACGTGTGCAGCGTAAAGGCAAAATCAAGGACTACTGGGCGCTCATACCTGAGCAAGGGCGCATCAGCCCTTCGTGGCTACTGCTTTCTCACGGTCACGCCGAGCGTCTTTGGCCTCATCCCCGCTATCTCTACAACAAGGAATGGAACGCTTTACGCAAGCGCCTCAAGCTCCCCGAGAACTTCGTCTGGCACAGCCTGCGCCACCACGCTGCTACGTGGTTCTTGGACCAGGGCGCGAGCTTCGAGGACGTGGCGATTCAGTTGGGGCACTCGGACGAGGGAACGATGGTGCGAGAGGTCTACGGGCACCGGGATCGCGGCAAGGCACTCGACAGACTAGAGGCTGTAGTCAATGGCTAAAACGCTGGACCCAGATGAACGGCGGCAACTCCGAGCAGAAGCTAAAAAGCTCCGGCGCAAAAAGATGACCTATCAAGAAATAGGAGATGTATTAGGCATTTCCAACACGACCGTTTGCGAGTATTGCACTGGAAAGGTTTCACTTAGAAGAAAAGCTTGGAAGGAAAGAAATCCAGAGCGAGTACGTGCGCACAACCTTAAACGTAATAAAGCAAAGCAAGAATGGGCCTCGGGTGAATGCCCTCAGTGTGGGGGCCATTTTGCTACCGCCAACGGACACAAGCGTTCAAGCGTTTGTGTCTATTGCGCGACCGAGGATAAGGAACGGGCGGCCCGGGAACGCTGTCTGCGGTATATCGACTTGCGCCTCAAAGGTATGTCCAACGTACAAATCGCAGAGCAGGAAGGTTGCAGCCGTGCTGTTGTCAACTCGGTCTTTAGTCGCGCTTACCATCGCTACGGGCTTACCGTCCCCCGCTCGCCTTACTTCAAGGCTCCCGCGTGATCTGCTGCGAATGCGGTAGAACCGTGTCACCGAAGGGGGAGGGCGTCTGGTTCGGCCCCGAAGGCAAGATGATGTGCCCGAGTTGCGCGAGCGAGCAGATCAAAGTCGAGTCCACGTTGCTCTGGAACTCCGAGAAGGGCTGCTACGATCAGGTGGAAGCGCTGTGAGCGCCGTAAGCCGTGGGAATGCGGCTGAGCGATACGTAGCTCGCTGGCTGCAAGATCGCGGCTGGCTCGTGGCTAGCAGGCGACACACTGGCGGCGCTGGGGATTTACTGGCTACATGGACGCATTTCCACGAAACCACAATGGAACTCGAGGGCGCTGGGTTAATCGAGGTCCGGGCCGGGGCGGTCTGGTTGATTGAGGTTAAGGCGGCCAAAGAGCTGTGGCAGCAGTTCAGGTGCTCCGAACGCGAGGAGATGCGCAAAGTCCCACTACTCCCGGGAAGCCAGCGCTTCGTGGTCAACGTGCGAGGCAGCGGCGAGAAGCGCGAGCTGATCTGGGTGGCCGAAAAGGATTGGCCATGAGCAGTCGCCTTCACTGCTGGCTGAACGGACATGAATGGGGTACATGGACCGGTGGCGACTATCAGGACATCTTTGGGAATATCTGGTCGCTCCGTTGGTGCAAGCAGTGCCGAGCATCTCAGCGTAGGTGCATCGGGCCATGAGCGCGCTGATGGGCCACATAAACGAGTACGGCGAACTCGTCAGCAGCGATGCCTTCGCCCGCAATAACCTCGCGACCATTTCAGACATTGTGAAGCTTCTTAAGAGCGCCGAGGCCAAAGAGGAAGGCGTAGACCTCCAAGAGTTCGCCCGCGCTGGCCACATACCGCCAACGGCCGTGGTCCAAGAGCTACGCAGGCGCGGATACGAGATCGAAACCTTTGACGAAGATGAGCGCTGTCGCCTACTTGCAGTCCCAGCCGTCGGAGCGAAGAAGCGCAAGCGCGCGCAAGCGCAGCTCTTTGACCCAGGACCCCGCGAGAAGCCCCAGACGACGCCCTACGAGGATGCGAGATGATACGGAGGGACACATGAGCAGCAAGCAAGCGGAATGCGATGGGAGTGGCGAAGTCTGGCTAGGCTCGCAGCCATACGGGATCGTAGGAGAGTCCTACATGCCCTGCCCTGGATGCGCTAAGTGCCTGAAAGAGGAGGAGTCCTGGGCCTGCGATAGCTGCGGCAGGGTAGCCCGGATTGAGTCGCCGGGCTGGATTCAATCGCCAATGGACGACGCAGGTGTCACCGCTGAGTGGTGCCCCAATTGCTCTCGACAGACGCAGGGCGCATGACCCCCAACCTTCTCCCCACACGCCTACGCGAATTCGTGGACGCAGAGCTTGAGAGCTACCACCGCTGCGACGTAGCAGGCGAGCTTCAACAGCTATCCGATGAACTTGTACCCGGCTGGCAAGGTTTCAAGATCAAAGGAGGTGATGCGAGTGGGCGGACAAGGCCGGGGCGCGGCTTGGAATCCGGTAGCACCCATGTAACTGGGCCGAGGGCTGGAAACGGCCCTCGGCCTGCAAATCGCAAGCTCACCGCCGAAATCGCTCGCCAAATCCGCGCTTCAAGCGAGACCGGCAAGGAACTCGCTGCTAGGTTCGGCGTAAGCCAAGCGACGATCAGCCACATACGAAGGGGGCATACATGGAGGGACGCATAAAGCGAGAGGCAATCTCCGCGTGGAAGGACTCGGAAGGCGATGAATGGAGCGTGGTAGTTCAACACGACTGCTTCGAGCAAGGTGGCCCGTTCCTCGTCAGCCTTTGGATTGAATCGGAGGATGGTTCGGCGCTGGCGACTCCTACGCCCGATCAAGCCCGCGAGATGGCTACCGCCCTCAACGTCTATGCGGATGAAGCGGAGAAGGCGACGGCGCAGATCGCATGACCCCTACCCCGCCCGAGCGCAATAATCCTGGCTCCGATGAGAAGCCCTACAACCCGCATATCGACGTGACGCTGGTCAGGGAACTTGAGGAGGCAAGGGAGACCGCAAAGGACTTCGCCGGAGCCAACGAGATCACCGTAGACGCTCGCGAGTCATACGCGCCTGTCTTCGCGATCCGCTGGCTGGCCGCTGAGGTGCGCGTAATGCGGCTCGAAAGGGCGCTGGAGCGGTGAGTAGGCGAATACAGGTCGTCGGCGGTCCCCGTGACGGTGATTTCGTGCCTGACTACGGGCCTGTATACCGCGAACCTGTCCCGGTGAAGCATTCTGTCCGTATACCGCTCAGCGTGCAGGTTCCCGCTGCCTTTGAGCTTGAAGTTCAGCACCAAATGCCCTTCGAGGAACGCATTTACGACCGCAAGCAATGGTTCAACGGAGCCAACGTCGAACCTCGTTACGTGTTTCGTGGCTGGAAGCTCGGCCAGTGACGCGTTCTCACCTACGAGCCGTAGTAGATGGCGAGACCGTGCATCGATGCTTCGTTGAGCGTCCATCGCGCATGTGGCAAGCGCAGTGCTCCTGCGGCTGGAAGGGGAGCAAAATGTGGCACCCAAGGCTTGCGGAATCACAAGCTTCTGGGCATCTCGGGGGAACTCGTGGCTAAAGCGCACCTCAGGGCGGTCGTGGAGGGCGAGACTGACCGTCGCATCTTCCGCATCATCGACCCCGATACAGGCGAGCACGAGGATCACGTGGGTGGCTGCCCAGAATGCAGAGCCAACGACGATTACATAGCGGGCCTCCAACGCGACGTGAAGGCAGAGCACTTGCGCTACGAGAACCTTAAGCGAGACAAGGATGGCTGCACGTAGGGCAGCACCCTTGCTTGGGTGCAATCGCCTTCTCGAACTCGGTGCATTTTCGGTTCCCGCATTTCCATTCCATACCACACATTTTACACCCCGGCTTTTGAGCGGTCGCCGAGTTCCTGCCCGGCTTCGAAAAGTAAAGTGTGTGTTTTGCAGGCTTTCTAAAGATTGCTTGACAGGGGTTTCGGTCAGATGAGCGAAGAAGACCGCCAGGTACGCTGCGAAACCGCGCTTGAAGAACTGGCCGATCCCGAAAACTGGCACGGCAACCCACACGACCAGAGCGCATGGCTCTTCGGCCACTTCACGCCGTACGAGCTTGCCCGCGAGGCACTTGGCCTGCCAGAGGACCCCGAAGGGCCGCAGGAGGCCGCTGAGCGTGGCTAAGCCGCATCTCAGGGCGGTCGTGGAGGGCGAGACCGGCCAAATCTTCGCCAACCCTTGTCCTCGCTGCGAAGACGTAGAGCTTGGCGATTTAGAAAACGCAGAACGCCGCATTCGCAAGCTGGAGCGCCAGATACGAGCCCTGGAACTCGACAAGCAGGCCGCACGTGAAGGAGACCCGCAGCGAGCCGTGGTTCTAGGCCTTATAGACGCTTGGAAGCGCCACACAGGGCATCCGAAGGCTAACGCGAACGCCGGGGACCGCTTCGATGTGGTCAAAGCGAGGCTCGCAGAGGGCTACACGCCCGAAGATATCGAGCTAGCTATCGAGGGCATCGGCGCAAGGCCTTACGTAGTCGAAGGACAGCGCGTAAAGCACGGCGGTCGTGGTCAGCGCTTCGACAGGCTTGGCATTGTCTGCGGTGGCGGTGAGCAAATCGAGAAGTTCGCGGTGATCGGATACGAAGCGAGAAAGGAACGAGAGGCAAAATGAGCGACCCAATTGCGGCACTCGCCACGCTATGCGGCGAACTGCGCGAAGAGAAGGAATACGCCGAGGCTCTGCATGAGAGCAAAGCAGACGCCGAGCGCATTCTGAGCAAGAAGATCCTCGAACTCAGCGATTGCCGCAAGGCATTGGAGGCTGCTCGTGCCTGACTTCAACCCAGCCCTCCCCAAAGCCCCCAAGGTCTACGAGGCCCGCGAGAAGCCAGAACGCGGCACGCCCTTGGGCCTGATTCGCAAGCCGCTGGCTGAGCCTCGTATGGAGCAAATACGACAGCCAACAACCACAAAGCGCCCCGGAGGGCGCTAGTGGAGCATTCGGTCAATCCGATCACTGCCCTGGTGTCGTCGGGCCTGAGCTTTTCGCTCGCTTAATCGACCACGTCTGCGTAGCACATTCTAGCACACTCGCCTGCTAAGCTGTAGTGACAATGAGTAAGCGGGCATCGAAAAGAGCTAAGGCCATCCTCAGCGCCAGGCAACGAGGCTACGAGCCACAAAAGGCCAATGCTGGCTTCAAACGCCCCGGTTCGTTGAATCCGCGCAAGAGCCCATGAACGCAAGAGAAGTCCTTGAAGAAGAGTGGATCACGTGCCCTCGCTGTAGGAACGAGGGCGAAGTAGGTATGGAGTTGATCGGTAAGCGCTTTGTAGCTGGGTCGGGCCGCTCTTGCCCATTGTGTGAGGGCAATATGGGTTTTGGTGATACAGACGAGCTTAAACGGGCCAAGCAACGCTTGTCCTTCGCATGACCTCCACCGAACAGATCCGCGAACGCGAGCTAGTGGAAGCCCAAGAGCATCGAACGGTCCACGAAGGCCTACGACGCAGGGCTGAGGCGGAACGCGATGAGCTAATCCGCCTTGTGCAAGCTGAACACCGCGCTAAGGCTGCTATTGGCGGTCCCTGTGTGTGCAAGTGGTGCAAGCGCAAGCCATGACCACCCCCCAAGCCATCCTTTGCGCCTGGATCGCGACGCCTGATCTGATCGCGACGCCTGATCTGATTGCGCACCTTCTCGCCTGTGTAGGTTGCTTCCTCGCCGGGATGATCGTGGGTGAGCGGCTGTGAGCGACGAGTGGGGGATGCAAACCGAGCAAGAGGTATCGGCCGAAGAGGAAAATGCGCGCCTGCTGAGCCAGAAGAAGGCACTGGATGATGCCCGTAAGGATTTAATCCATGAAAAGGAGCAGGTAGGGGCGTGGTTCGCGCAGATAATCGTTGCCGACGAACTCTGTACTGGCCTCCTAAGCCCTGTTCCTCGCTGCTTGCGTGAGCCTATTGCCAAGGAGCTTGTCAGAGACCAGGAGCATTTAGGCTGGCCCGATATGGAGACCGCGTTTGCCTACATCGATGAGCTTTACGAGTGGACGCAATGAAGCCTGTCGCCCTCCACGTACCCCTCTCCAACCGCGATGCCTGCCTGCGCTGCGCAGAGTCCAGCAGCTACCGCTTCATGGTGGACGATGCCTTCCTTTGCCCAGAATGCTGCGCGGTGGTTGATCCTGGTCGGTTTATGCGCGCCGGCGACGATCAAGATCGCACAGAGCTTGAACATGCGCAGTCTCGCGCGCATTACTTCGATCACGAATGGGCAGCGATGGGTTGGAAGCCGCCTGCCACCGTGACGCATCTATGAAACCCCACGCACTGCATATCCCGCTAAGCGACCGCGAGCGCAAAGCCATCCTCAAGCGCTCCAAGGAACTCGGCCTCACACAGGGCCAGTACGCACGCAAGCTCATGTACGGCAAGCTGGAGCCGATGGCTGCGGTGAAACGGGCGGATCTGCGAGATGGGACTGTGATCACAATCCACACGCCTGAAATGAAGCACCCCACGACCTTCAAGAACGACGGAAAGGCACGTAAGTGAGCGACGCGTGGCCCCAAGAACTCCGCGTGCTCAAAGACTGGGATGGGAACCTGAGTCTAGACGCCGAAGAATGGCAGTCCGGCAACATCTATGTCTCCCACGAGCGGATGCAGGAATACATTGAGGCCAATACGAGCCAGAAGCATCGCATTCGTGAGCTTGAGGCGCGAATCAGCGAACTGGAGCCTTACGCGTGACTCCCCACGGGCCTGTTTTCGACACCTACCTCCAAGTGCGCCTCACAACGCACGACAAGGAGCGGATCAAGGCTCGGGCGCTTGAGGCGGGGCTCAAAACCAGCGAGTATGTGCGTAAGCGGGCGCTGGGGGAGCAACTAGGCGCTTGGCGACGCGCTGAAGGCATGCCGGGTCACTCCGGCTCCGAAGAACCACACATGAACTCACTGCTCCAGCGCCCCGAGAGGCGGAAGCCTCTGTAGCCCTTGACGGCGGCGGGAAGCTGGCCGTCTAAGTTCCAGGAACCGGATAGCCGTCGATTTCATCGGCGCTCGGTCGGCGAAAAGTAGTCGAGGCATCGAACATCAAGAGGCCGGTTCGGCTGACGATCATCCAAAAGCCATTGACATCAACCAGAAGCTCATCGCGATTTGGGGTAATCCGTAAGCTCAGCATGATGTAGCACAATAGCAGATAAGCACCCACGATGCAGAGAACGGCCCTCCGAAGAGAGCCGCCTCTGAGCGCTTTGCGGCTCTCGGTCGGGGAATTCAGGCGCCCCCCGGCGTGCCGAACCGCGATTCGTCGTGATCTTAGCGCATTACGCAGGAACGCCCCGATTTCCAGCCGGGGCGTTCCGTAACTTGCCGAGCGTGAGATCAGCTTTCGTGAAAGCATAAGAAGTGGCCCGGTCGAAGGCTTACCGCTGGCGCAATCTACGCACCGAGCGCAAGCACGCCAAGGTCGTGCATCGCAAGCTAGAACCCGAGATGGCGAGCGAGAAACAGCTTGCCTACATTCGTGGTCTAGCTCGACAGCTCGGCATTCCGGTTCCTGATGGCATCGCAACCAAGCGTGGTGCCTCGCACGTCATCGAAGACCTTAAGAAGCGGCGTGAACGTCGAGGTCGAGAATCAGACGAACGACGGGATCGTGATCGCTTCCAACGTCAGGAGTGGCTCGCCTAGTCCCGCGACGCCCGGTAGCCCTGGCCCTCACGTCCGTGTCATGCACCCTGAAGTGCCAGGACGCTAAAAGCAGATAGGACAGGCCGAATGTCGCCATTTAGAAGCGCGTGAGCTACCGCAGAGCGCGTGGGACAAGTCAGGCGTGGGGATATCTCCCAAGACGACGGTCGTGGCTCGTTACGGACGGGCCGCATTGACCACAGCACCAAATCCATAGTTGGACTGTCAGGACTGCGGGAACCGATGAGGGAACGAAGCAGAGACCAGCAGCACCGGATGGTCAGGAGGACGCCAATGGAACGGAAGAAGGGTATCTCTGCGGTCAGCCTGCCTTGAACCAGGAGAAGACTGGAGGCATTGGGAGCAGGGACGGCAGTTCACAGCTTGCTCCTACGTGCCCGCTGTAGAGCTTTGAGCCAGGACACAGCGGTGCAGCGGAGAGAGTTGTGGGTGATGGCAGGCGTAGTTATGCGGTAGGCTTGGGGTCAGAACAAGCCTCAGGTCTGTAGTAGCGGGTTGATCACCGTGAACTGGCCTCGTGCGCTCCGAATTGAGCCGAAGACTTCGCATGCATTGGTCTCTCGGTGAGAGAGAGGAAAGACCCGGCTAATCGGGCGCTTGTTCGTACAATAGTTGACGTTGAAGTAGTTGACGCGTAGATAGGGGTGATGGCTTGGTTATGCTCCGGTCCGGAATGGACTTCCCAGGAGAGCCTCAGATGGTTGTGGTCTACGACGACGGGTCTACGCACGGGCAGGTATACGAAACCGCCTACGGCACTACACAGAGCGAGCGATGCAGCGCTGTGTGAAGCGTTACGGCCACAAGGTCGGGGTCAGGTGCCTTCCGGGGAAAGAGCAGTCGCTTCGGGAAGTGCGCGGCTGATGAGCGAAGCAGTCGCAGAGCGTCCGAAGCGCATTGAGCGCAGTTACACGGACGCACAGAAAGACACGGCGCTTGTCGCCTACGTGCGTTGCTCGGGTCATGTGAAAAAGGCTTCGCAGCTCTTGGCGGCTAAGGACATGATTGTGCCCTGGCGCACACTTGAAGACTGGGCGAAGAAGATCGAGGTTCCACGCCTTGAACGGATTCGCCAGGAGCTTGAGCCGATCATCAAGCGTGAAGCTGCCGAAACTCACCGTGGTCTGCTGAACGCAGCGGCTGAGATCGAGATGCAGGCGATTGAGGGGATCAAAGAGCGCTTGGACAACGGCGAGGGCGACTTGAAGGACCTCTCGGCAGTCGCGCAGCGCTCGGCTATCGCCACGGGCATCCACTCCGAGAAGCACTTGCTCTACAGCGGTGAGCCAACGCAGATCGTTAAGCAGGACGCGGCTGAAGTGATGAGGAAGCTTGCGAGTCGTGGGATGCGGGTTGAAGCTACCGAGCGGACTGTGGTCGTGGAGTCGAGCGATGGCTAACAAAAAGACCATCGACTGTGAAGAAGGCAAGCACGGCGATTGCAAGGGCTGGGGCGAAACGATCTTCCGGGTTCCTCGTGAGCGAGTTACATGCGAGTGTGGTTGCCACGATGGGCCATTTAGTGGCGTGGACTTGGAAGCGTGCCAGGATGAGACTCTTCCCCCGGATCACGTGAAGTTCTTGCATGCTGACAACGAGGCGTCTGTTTACAGGCTGGATCTTGAGAAAGAGTCCGGCAAGCTTGTAGCTACGTGGCCTGAGCGTTCTTAGACGCGCTGAGCCGCCTTCTAAGCGCTTGCGAGACAGTGCCGCGTGTCTTTCCCTTCGGTGACTTGCGCGTAGCTGAGAAGGGGATCGGATTACGGGAATGAGAATCAGTCGCATTTCGTTCTGATACGTGGATACAAACGCACACGCGTCTCACCCCCAGCCCAGGCGCTACATACTCAGGAGGGTATGCGCTGAGCACAAGCATTCGGCTCTAGCAAGCCATTGTTCCTACGTGCTCGCTGTTCCTCGACCTCGGTTTACCGAAAAGCGATTAGGCGATTGCGCATAGGGGGAGGGGGGAGAGGTCGTCGCGTGAGTCGGCGCTGTATTAAATATACGTAGCCCTCCCACATTTTCGCCAGCAAACGCGCTAGTGTCATTACATGGCCCACGTCCTCTGCCCAATGACGATCACGAGCCCGGAGCCCGACTACGGCCTACCGGCGAACCTTGAATGCGGTGAACCGTGCCGCGTAGAGCGAGTAGCGCAGGCCATGCACTTCAAGTGCCCACGAGGCCACGATTTCTACGCGAATCCCTGCGATGTCATCCCACCGCCGCAGAAAAGCCCGTCTAGCCTGATACGCTTCGCGGGTGACAGAGAAGGCATGCACCAAATGCGGCGAGACGAAACCGCTGGAGGACTTCAACCGCTTACGTAGCGCCAAGGACGGCCACGAACCGCGCTGTCGGGAGTGTAGGCGGCAGGAGCGCAAGGCGTGGAGAGAGAACAATCCCGGAGCCGAACGAGAGAGCCGGAAGCGGCGCTACCAACGCAACCGCGACCATGAAATCAAGGGCATCGCCAAGTGGAAGCGCGAACATCCCGAGCGTGTCGCGGCTACGGCAAAGCGCTACTACGAGCGCCATTCCAAGAAACACGAAGCCCGCAGGCTTGTTTCAGAGGCGATCAGGGACGGAGTTCTCGTGCGACCGGAAGCGTGTGAGATCTGCGAAGGCCGTGATTCGATTCAGGCGCATCACCCGGATTACGATAGGCCGCTCGACGTTGAATGGCTCTGCCTCTCGTGCCATACTGACACTCACGCCCGTCTAGCTTAACAGCAGAGCGCCGGTCCTGTAAACCGGAGGGTCCCAGAGCGAAGCTGGGGACGGGCTTGTGATTGGGATCGGGCTTTACAGCATTGCTATCGACGGTCGGGAGCCAGGCGGCATTCTTTGGTTCCGCACGTTTGGGTGCGCTCGCAGGGCACTCAAGCGACTCTCGCTGGGGGAGAAGGACGTTGCTGTGCTTGCAAGGCATTGCAAGGGCGGTGGTATGAAGGTGCTCGATGAACGCTACGGTGAGTGGTGGTAGCCCGTAGTGACGTGCTAAGCTGTGCTACGTGAGCGATGAGGTTCTGACCTGCTGGCCCAAGGGCTTCCTAACGAGGGAGGAGGCCGAAGCGCTCCGGTCCTGCCTCAATACCCTCGTATGGAGCAATGGGGAATCGCTGACGACTGAAGACGAAATGGCCCTTGAGAAGCTTCAGGCGGCCATAGAGGTGGTTCCCGTTGACTAACCGCACGGAGAGCGAGAGCGTGTCCGAGTGGGACGAACAGCAGCTCCAGGCTTCTGACCTGGCCGCGCTCAAGGGAGCCACGATCCGCCAGGCGACGCTTGGGCCGGTCGAGGGCTTCGAATACGACGCCATCACGCTAGAGCTAGAGGACGGCGGCATCCTCCAGATTGGTCCCTGGGACTATGAGGGCTACTCGGCGGGGCTCGAAAAGAGGTGGAGCAGGGCTGATGAGTAACCGCACAGAGATGCTCCACTTCCGCGCCACGCCTGAGGAGAAGACGCGCATCAAGGAGAACGCCGGGCACGCGGAGGTTGCGCTGAGCGAGTGGATGCGCGTACGGAGCTTAGACCCCGGCGAGTCCGTCTCTTGGGGTCTTCAAGACCGCTGGGTATCGAAAGAGGCGCAAGCTCAGGGTGTTCGCGTTGTTCCTGCCCATCGCTCAGCGACGACCCCTACCCAGCCCGCAGTTGAGGAGTCTGAGCGCATCCAAGAAGAAGCTGAGGCTGCGAAACAGGGGTTCACGGCCTCATTCCACCGTGACCCTGAGACCTACGAGCAGTTCATGGAGCGCCGGGTTAGGGAGCTTGTAGGAGACGAGGCTACGTTGGCATCTCAGGACAAGGCGACGGATGAGGCCGAGCGCGAGTGGTTTCTGTTGCGAGGCGACTCCCCAAGCGCCTAACATGCCGGGTACAGACCTCGTCCCGAAAGGATCGCAATGCCCGCCCAACTCGGTTCCCAGCTAACCCGCAAAGTCAAACGCGGTGAAATCAGCCGGGGCCGGGCACGTAAGACGGTCCAGGAGCGTCAGACGTTCAAAGCGGCCTACGGGGCCGACTGGCGTACGAAGGTCTACGGGCAGGGTGGGGCCAAGGCGGCGAGCGGCCCCTTCGCCAGCCGCGACGTGGCCGCGAAACGCTCTCAGGCGCTCTCGGTGGCGAAAGGCAAGCTCGGCGGGGGAGTTCAAAGCGCCAAGAGACTTGCACCGAAGAAGGGTCATATCGAGCCAATCCCGATGGCTCCGATGCGCAAGGGCGAAGGCAAGCGGAAATACCTCTCGGGGGGCCGTGGGTAGCGCTAGGCTCTCGACATCCCTTACGTCTCGACAAATCAGCGTTCCTACCTTCACGTGCACTTTCCAGCACTTGCTAAGCGCTGGGACAAGCGCTATGGCGGCAAGATAGCCGAGCCTCGCAAGCATCGTGGCTCGGAGAGACGCTGATGGCCTTTCGAACCAAGAACACCTACACGACCGGCCAAGGTTCGTACAACACGAAGAACAAGACCTATAGTGGCAAGGGCAGCGCATCGGCCGGGTACAAGAAAGTCGCGGCTCCCAAGCCGAGCGAAGTCCCCACGGTCACGACAGACGTATCGAGCGGACGCACGACGACCTCTGGGTTCCCTTCTCAGCGGGCCGCCATACGCGCCAAGAAGCGCCGAAGAGCCGCTGTTCGCACCGAGAGACGAAAGACCCGTGCGCTTAATTTGGCACGCCGTGTAGCTGCTAAACGGCGTGCCATTACTTCACAAAATGAAGCGAGGGTTAAGAGCACGGAAGCTGCGATTCAGGCGCGAAGAAGTGCAAGTAGGGGGCCTTCGACTGCAAGTAAAGCGTCGTCAACTGTGAGACAGCCCGCGAACGCTGTCAAACCGCCGAAATTTGCGGGGCGTAAAACGGCTGGCACGCCGACGCTTAAGTCGTTGCGGCAAGCTAAATCGCAGGGAAAGCTCAAGGTCAACCAGCGTGGCTATCTGACGACGCCAGCGGTGCGCAAGACGGCTTCGAAGGTTAAACTGCTAGAATCGAAGGCACGGAATAGTTCCTCGCTCCTCCCCGGGCTGACACCGCAGGCATCCCACGTCGCGCATGTGGTGCTGGCTCGGGGAGCCAAAGCCGGAGCTACGCGTAAGGAAAAGCTCGCTGCGGCTGAGACAGGGTTGGTGGAGTCGGGTTTTGAAAATTTGCCAGGAGGAGACGCAGATTCCGAAGGCTGGCGGCAAGAGCGCTCCTCGCTCTATCCGAATCCACGCAACGTCAAAGCCTCGGCCTCTCGCTTCTTCCAGGAGGCAAAAACGGATACGGGGGGTGTGCGTGGTCGTGGGCAGACTGCTGGGCAGCTTGCCCAGACGATTCAGGGTTCTGCTTACCCGAAACGCTACGACGAACGCAAGCCTGAAGCCAACGCGATCCTCAAAGCCTACGAACGGGGTAGCCTGACGCAAGTTCAGCGTCGAAAACTTGCGTCAGCTCGAAAAGACGCAAGTAGGCTTGGCCTCAAGGGGCTTACGAAAGGTAAGCAGGTTGGTCCGGCTCCCAAGAAGGTCGTGACGCGCTATAAGGCGATTAAGGCTTCTGCGAAGGCGCTGGAGAAGATGAACGTGCCCTACGTCTACGGAGGTGGCCACGGAGCCCCCGGGACGCCTAATCCTTCCGGTGGCCTGGATTGTTCCTCTTCGACCGTCTACCTGCTCAACAAGGCAGGCGTCAAGGTGCCGAACATCACGTCGGGCGAATTTGGCAATCACTTCCCGCCCGGCCCCGGCGCGGTGACGATCTTCTACAACCCCGGGCACGTCTTCCTGCGCATCGGCGAGGACTACTACGGAACTTCCGTGGGCGACAGCGGTGCCGGTGGCCTCGGCTACCACCCCGCGCCCGGTTCGGACTACCTCGCTCAGTACAGCGTCGCCCATGTGCCCGGTCTCGGCAAGAAACAAGCGCTCCAGCTCGGGATCAGCGCGGCCACCCCTACGAGCTTCCCCGGTATGTCGCTTTCCTCCAGCGGGACTACGGCGACGATTGAATCGGGCGCGACGATTAGCGGCAAGCCGGGCTTCTCCTCGAAGCCGATCAAGCTTACGCAGGCGCTGAAAGCTCGCCGTACGTACCGGCAATTGCGGGAAGCGGGCGTGGGGACGGGGAAAGCGGTCTCAGGCGAGGAAGCGACTTCGCCCACTTTGCGCAGCCTGGAAGCCAAGTACGGCGTGAAAACGGGGTAGACTGACTTGGTCGTTGTTTGTTTGGCGCGCGTTCGGCCTCGCCTGTACTGAGAGTTCGTCACCTCAGTGGCGAGGTCGTCGTGTAGTTGCGGTTGAATGGCCGCGTGAGCGCCGTCGCCGACCTCGTAATCCCCGAGCACCTTCAGAAGGACCCCGAGGCACTCAAAGAGCTTGCCGAACTTGAGGCGATCTTCGAGGCGAATCCGCTTGAGGCCTACAACCACCCGGAAATCGCCAATGTCTTTCCGAGCTACAAGGTGCATGAGAAGCAGATGGCGTTTCATGCGATCAAGGCTCCGCCGCTCGGGATCAAGGCCGCGATAGCAAGCAACCGTGCTGGCAAGACTGTTTCGTGCGTGGTGGACAACATCATCCAGCTTATAGACGAGGCTCATGTGCCTGTGCATCTCAAAGCTTTCAAGAAATTTGAGGGGCCGATTACGATCTGGATTGGCGCACCGAAGATGGATACGCACATGAAGAATACGGTCCCGCTTTTCCGCAAATTCCTGCCCAAAGCGGAACTTATTGCGGGCCAGTTCGGCAAGTCCTTCAAATCTCAGCCTCCCGAACTGCGGCTGAAAAATGGCTCCGTCGTGGCTTTCAAAAGCTATGACATGGACCTTGATGCATGGGCGTCGGCAGAGGTCCATCGGATCAACTGGGACGAGGAGCCGAATACTGCCAATAGCAGGGAATTGAGGACGGAGGCCCGCTTTCGCCTGGTCTCCACGGCGGGCGACGAGATTATCGGCATGACGCCGGTTCTGGGCGCGCTTTCGTGGGTCAACGATGAAGTCTGGGAAAAGCGTGATTCTGATCCCTCTGTGGCCGTCGTACAGATGTCGATCTACGACAACCCCTACAACACAAAAGAGGTCATCGAAGAGGTCGAACGGGGATTGACCGAGGATGAGAAACGGGCGCGTATTTACGGCGAATTCGTCCATCTCGGCGGTCTCTTTTACGAGGAGTTCCGCGATTCAGTGCACGTGGTCGATCCGATCACGCCCGATCATTTGAAGGGCCAGGACATCGTTGTGGGGATTGATCCAGGCCGCAATCGCACAGGCGTTGTCTGGACTTGCTTCGACAAGGACAACGCCGCGATGGTCTTCGATGAGTTCAATCCGCGAGAGGCGACGGTTGTTGCGGTTGCCGATGAAATCAAGCGGCGCAACAAGGCTTGGGGTCTTGATGAGGACAAGGTGACCTACGTGATCGACCCCTCGGCGCGCAACACGTCTGCAATCAATGCCGATCAGGTCGCTGCTGCCTATGCGCGCTCGGAGATTTACTGCCAGTACGGCCAGAATAGCCGTGCGGCGGGCATCTTGGAGATCAAGCGCCGTTTGCAGGCAAAAGATGCCGATGGGAATTCGAGCCCGCTGCTCGTCTTCTGTCGCAACTGCTCAGAAACGATCAGGCAGCATGAAAAATACGCGAGAGACCCGAAAGCAGCCGACGAATGGGCTGCTGTAGCTCAGACAGATACCGTTCGAGCCGACCTTGCGGACAGCACTCGCTACTCGATAATGAGTAGAAATTATGAGTTCACCGACCCCGATGAGATCGTTAAGCCCCCGCCCCATTTCGACCCGGTATCGGAGCCTCCATTTGACCCCAATGACTTCTTGATAGACCCTGCCCCAATGGGCGATTGGTCTTGATTTGGCTCTAGAATGCAGAAAACGGCCGGGCAGCGTCTCCACGCCCCCGGCCCGACCACGAAGGCGAGGCTTCATGGCAGGGCAAGGATACAAGCGGTGCCCGAAATGCGGCGAGACTAAGGCGTTCGAGGCGTTCTACAAACGCAGTGCCAGCCCAGATGGACGGCAAGGTTGGTGCGTGCCGTGCCAGCGACAGCGGGTCAAGGACTGGAAACAGGAGAATCCGGTCCGGTTACGGGAGCTCAGCCGCCGTGAAAGGGAACGGCATCCAGGAAAATCGAGGGCGCGTGGGCTGGTCAAAAGATTCGTGCGTGAAAGACGCATAGTCAAGCCTGATCTCTGCGAGGGATGCAGGAAGGCCACGGAGGTTTCCAAGCTTCACGGCCACCACGAGGACTACAGTAGGCCGCTAGATGTCGAGTGGCTCTGCCAGGGTTGTCATGCAGAGCGGCACGGCAAGCTCAAATCTTCCGAAGGAGAACCCTAAGTGGCCCTAGAAAGCATCGATACCTTCAACGTAGGCAAAGTCAAGCCTGTCCTGATCAACGCCAGCCCTACGAGCCAAGCGAAGATCATGAACGGCGGCGGCGGCGCTCTGTTCTACAAGACCGCCGAAGACGTGGACACCGGCGACACCGAACTCGCCGTAGGCGCTTCGGTCACGGTCGAAGCGGTCAACTGGATCATCTCCGCATCGCGTTCCACGGTCCTGATCGAACATCCTGTCGGCCTTGCCGTTCAGGACGCAACGATTGGCGATGACCTCTCGGTCAAAGACACGCTGACGGTCACCGGCGCAACGACCCTGACCGGTGGCGTGGCCACCGCCACCGCGGCTCCTGGGTTCTACGCAGGTGGCTGGCATCCCAACACGGCGGAATCGGGCACCGATACGACGCCTGCCGAAAAAAAGCTCTTCGTGACCAGCCTCTTCTTGCCCGTCAACAAGAAAATCAAAGGCATTGGCTACCTTGTTGGCTCGGTCGGCGGCACCAACAAGGTCGTCGCCGGTCTCTTCAGCGCCACCGGCGCGCTGCTTGCCAACTCCTCAGAAACGACCGAAGGCGCAACGGTCGGCACGGCTAAAGAAATTCAGGAGCTGAATCTGACCGCCGAATACAGCGCCGTCGGCCCGGCGGTCTACTTCGTCGGTATCACGATGAACGGCAACACGGCCCGTTTGCGCTCCATTCCCAAAAACACGGCTGGGTCGAACGTCCTCTCCGAAGAAATCACGCTCTCAGAAAAAAACAAACTGGCCAAAATCACGCCCCCGACCGGATTTACGGCCGACAAGGGCGTCGTCGCCTGGGTCTACTGAGCCATGAATGACCCACAGATAGTTCCCGAAGCTAAGAATCGGCCCGGTCGCTGCATCGCCTCGCGCGATATAGAGGGACCCTTCATCGATGTGGGAGTCTGGTCGCGTGAGCACGACCCCTATGTCTATCTCTCGGTGCGCTGGTTTGAAGAGATAGCTCGCGATTTGCTGGGCATGGTCTCGAAGGCCGAGGTCGATGAGCGCTATGCGGCGCTTGAAAAGAAACTCATGGAGCAGGCGGAAGAGCTGGGGAAGCTCGACCAGCTTGTGCAGGCTGCTACTGGTTTTGAGAAGGCGCTGGAGATGAACGGGTTGCGCAATGTCGTTGAGGACAGCGCTTCTGCGTCTGATCCCGCCAAGACCGAATTCAGCCAAGACGACATTGAGCGAGAGCGGATTGAGCGCGAAGCCGGGGGAGTTGCCGCATGAGCCTCAATGACAATCCCGTCTCCTCGCTTGGCACTGGGCGCAAAGCCGTAGCCGAAAAAGAAAAAGCAACGGCTCTCGCGAGTGCTACGAGTTGCGTTTGGGTTACGGTCAGCGCTGACAAGAAAGTCGTGGTCGGCGGCTCAAAAGTGGTCTCGAAAGCCGCTGAACGCGCCGGGGTTCTCCTCGAAGCGGGCGACACGCTGACGATCCCCGTAGCCGATCTCTCGCAGGTCTACATCGATGCCCTGGAAAACGAAACGTCTGTGAGCTACGTCTACGGGGTGGCCTGATGTTGCCGCTCATAACGCGAGCGCGGCAAGCCAACGTTGGCACGGCGGTCTCGACTGCGGAGATCGAAAACGAAGCGGTGACGGCTGAAAAAGTCAAAGCGACCGAGGTTGCCACGCTCGGTGCTTCGACTAACAAATTCACGGGCAAAGTAAGTTTCAACGGGGCTGCGCCGCCTACCCAGGCAAGCGATTGCGGTAGCTCGAATACGGGTCTCACAATTGCGTTACTTACTGAAGTGGCAGGTGCGATCAATACGGATCGCACGAAGCTGAACGAAATTCGCACCTGTCTACGCAATCACGGGATGATGGCGTGATCGGAGCGCTTGTTGTCCTAGCTCTCGTCTGTGTAGCCTTGATGGCGCTTCTTTTTCTTCGCGAGCGGGATTTTCGAACCGAGCGCGTAGAATGGATCAGAGAGCGCGGCGAGCTTTTAAGTCGAATTCAGGCTCCAGAAGCCGCTCCCTTCCTCTTTGAAGCCGACGAGAAGGACGCGGAAAACGATTTGCCGCTACCGCCTACGTCTGAGTTCGACCCGCATGAGGTCGAGAAAGCCCGCGAACATCTGGTTGAAGTGGGTTACGAAGAGTCGGGCACGGGCCTCTAGATGCCGGTTGTCCCCGCCAAAGTCAAAGCGGCGATTGCGCAGGTCATCGGCGAGGATCAGAAGCCGCCGCCTGAGATTGAGGCGAGGATCAAGCGTGGCGAAGAGGCGATGGCTCAGGGCGCTCCCAAGCGCAACGAATGCCTGCGCTTCGCCCGGGGACGCCAGTACTCATGGGTTGATTCCCAGAACGTCTTGCGTGAGCAGGACACGACCTCGCGCTACGAAGGTCGAGGCGGCAAGGCGCGCCATCGCGTGCGCACGGTGCGCAACTACGTCTTCGACCATGTTGAGACCGAGGTTGCAGGAGCGACACAGAAAATCCCCGGCTATGACATCGCGCCGACCTCGACTGAGCCTCGCCGCATCTCCGCCGCCCGGCTCGCCCGCAAGGTCATGTACTACGGCTATGAAAAGTGGGGGATCGCCCAGGCGACTGAGCGCGTGATTCGCTATGCCGTCGTTGCCAAGGAAGGCTTCGCCTGGCCCTACTTCGACAACACGGTCGGCCCCTACATGACCGTGGACGTGACCGATGAGAAAGGCAAGCCGACCGGGGAGACCAAGGTCGTCGGGCAGGGCGAGATAAAGGTCCGTGTGTTCGGCCCCAACGAAGTCTTCTGGGAGCCAGGCCTGAAGTTCGATGAGTCGCGCTGGCACGGGATCAAGCAGGCGCGGGACATGGATGAGGTGATGGAATCGGCGGACTACATGGGCGGCAAACTCACGCCTGATGCCAAGAAGGCCGAAACGAGCGACACCGAGGAACCACAGGAACGCCTCGTCTTGGTCACGGAGTATCTAGAGCGTCCCTCACGCGCTCGGCCTAAGGGCCGCTGGATTACGCTGGCAAACGAAAAAGTCGTCATTCCCGAGCGGCCCTATCCCTGCGTGGACGGGGAAGGCAAGGTGCTCGGCGAGCCAGTCCTGCACGAGCTGCACTACGCCGAAGACCCCGATTCCTCTCGCAACCTCGCCCTGGTTGAGTTCTTGATCGACGCCCAGCGGCAGTTGAACCATGCGGTCTCCAAGATCGCCGAGTGGGTCAACCTGACGCTCAATCCGCAGATCTTGGTGATCAACGGCAAGGTGCTGAGTGGCAAGTTGAACGACGTGCCTGGTGCGATTGTGCGTGTGGCAGGCACGGGCGAAGTCAAAATCAAACCTGTTCCGCCGATTCCGCCTGAGCTTTTCCAGCAAAAGGAAGAGGCGATTAACGACATGGCGCGGATCAGCGCACAGAACGACATCCCCAACCAGGTCGAATCGGCGGCTGGCATCCGCTTTCTGCTCGAAAAAGACTCTTCGCGACGCTCGAACTTCTACAACAACCTGGCCCGCTATCACTCACGCCTGGCACGGCACTGTCTATACCTCGTCCAGCGTCATTACACCGAGCCTCGCTTGCTGAAAATCCGGGGAGAGCAGGGGATTGAACTGGTCCCGGACTTCATGGGCGCAGAACTGCTCGGCGAGGTGGACGTGCGCGTGCAGCCCGGCTCGCTTGAACCGCTGACCCGGGAGTCAATTGAAGCCAAGATTCTCGCCTACGCCGACCGTGGCTGGGTTAGCCCGCATGAAGCCATGGCGGCGATCAACGCGGGGACGGCGGAATCCTTGGTGCAGAGCTATGAACGCGATATCGCCCGGGCAAATCTGTTGATTCAGAAGTGCAAGGAAGGCCCGGCGGTTCTCTTTGCCACCCCACCTCGCCGACCTTTCTTTGGCGAGGACCCTGGCATCGATGAGGAGACCGGCGAACCGAGGGAATACATCCCCGGTTGGATGCCGCGTCCTTTTGATGACATCGCAGTGCAGAAGGACGTGATCGCGGACTTCATGAAAGGCACCGAGTACGACGACTTCGATCCGCCTACGCAAGAGGCGCTCAATGCAGTGTATGACGGCATGTTGCAACTCGAAGCCAAACAACAGGCGCAAGCCGCAGCGGCCCAGGAAGAGACGGCGCAGTCGCTCGGGATGTCCAATGCCTCAAAGCCTCAGACGCCCCCACCGCTACCCAGCCAAGCGCCACTTACGCAAGGTTAGTCGCTTCCGCCGCAACGAGCGGCATTATGGCGGCGTGAGAACGGATTCGCCATTTGGCCCCGTAAAGCGCCAGACTCGCCGGTTTCGGCCCTGGCTGAACGCAAGGAGCATCAATGCCTGAAGAGGCAGCAGTCGCTGAGGCCCCCGTAGTTGAGGACTCGCCCAGCGTCCCAGAGGCCCCGGCATCACCGGATTCGCCTACGTCCGATTCACCCCAAGTTCCCGACGGCTACGTTGAGGAGAAACGCCTCAAAGACACTCAGGCGGAGCTAACTCGCAAGAGCGAGCTTTTGGCCGACATCGAAGGGCGCAACGGCCCCGAGAGACAGGCTGCCGCTCTATCTGAGCATGCCCGTATCGAACTTGAGGCCGAAGAAGCGGAGCTTGAGCCCGAAGAAGAGTTTGAGCTGCCACCTGATCCCCAGGAAGAAATCGAGGCGATCAGGCAGGAGCTGGCTGAACGCGATGAAGTCGCAGCAGAGGCTGAATTCGAGCAGCTAGAGAACCGCTACATAAACGAGACGGTTGCGCAACTCGAAGAGAGCGAGAACGTCAAACTCTCCAAAGAGGAGCGCGATCTGGTCGTCAACTACGGCCTCAACCATCGTGAGGAGCATGGCCCCGAACAGGGTAAGCCCGATCTTCAGGGTGGCTTCGCCGCTTTGAAGGCTTCCCAGGAGGCTTTTCGTAAACGCTATACGGAATCGAAGGAAACTTTTGTTCCGCCGGTTGGGACTGAGGGTGAGCCAAAAGTCAATCTTCGCGACAAGGAGGCTCGGCAGAAGCTTGCCACTGAAGCCTTTGAAGCCGCTGAGAGGGCTAAAGAAACCTAGGAGGTAGGCCGCATGGCGGCTACGGAAAGCTCACTCGAAGCAGCATTGGATGTCATTTGGACGTCCAGGACCATGAAGGAGCAGCTCTACGAAAAGAACCGCTTCCTCGAAAAACTCAAAAAGACCAACAAGTACACGCAGGGCAAAGAAGCGAAGGTTCCGCTTCACGTATCCCGAAACGGTGGTTACACGGTCCTTCCCCCAGGGGGCGGAACGCTGAACGAAGCCGGTAATCAGGGCTACGACGAAGCGAACTTCAAGCTCACTCATCGCCATCAGCAGGTAGCGATCCAGGGCGACATCCTGGATATCTCCGCCGACAAGGCCGGCTCGATTGTCTCGGCTGCCGACGAGGAGATCACGCGGGCGCTGAACGACATGAATCGCCAGCTCACCCGCGAAAGCTACATGGATGGCACCGCTCGCATTGCTCAGTGTCGGACCTCTGACTCCAACAACGTCGATCTCAATACGACCTCTGGGCGTATCGCAATCGAGCGCGGTTGGATCTTCGAGGGCCAGCAGGTCGATGTGGGGACGAAAACCGAAGAGGCGACCATCGTCAACGGCGGTGTCGTCACCTTCGTGGACGACGAAAAATACGCGTTCACATCCTCGACCGGCAACGTCACGACCGAGGGCACGACGCACTACGTGTCCAACAAGAACTCTCGCTCGGGGGAAACCTCGTTTGAGATGAACGGCATCCGCAACGTCATCTCGGAAACCGGCACGCTCGGTGGGCTCGCGCCTTCCGTGCAGCGTCAGTGGAAGTCAACGGTCAATACGACTACGACCACGCTGACGATCCCGGCTCTGCTGACGGGTCAGCGGAAGATCAGGCAGAAACGGGGCGACGATCCGACGTTCCTCGCCACCGGGCTCCTGCAGCAGCAGAAGTTCTATGAACTTTTGCAGCAGCAGGTGCACTTTGGCTCTGATAAAGGGCTGACCGCCGGTGCGGACCAGACGACCACCTGGAACGGCATGGAAATCTTTGCCGATGCCGACTGCCCCGACGAATTGTTGATGATGGGGCACTGGGAGCATCTGTTCATGCTGGAGACGCCGAGTGGGGCGCCGTACTGGCAGAACAAGCACACCGGTGGAGAAAAACTGGCTTGGATTCAGGGCAGCGATTCGTACGGTGGCAAGCTCGCCTACCGCTGCCAGCTCGGAGCGGATCGTCGGAACGATCTATACCTTTTTAATGCTCTGGCAACTTCTTAGCAAAGAGCATCAAGAAGGAACCCGAGCAAGGGCTTAGTACTCTTGCGAAGGTTGCAAGAACCACAGGAGGCGGTGAGGTTGTCCCACTCACCGCCTCCACCTTTAGTCAGGGCTTGGATGTGATCGATATGCTCCATCGGGTCACCGCAGTAGCAACAAGGATCGCGCTCAAGAATCAGGATGAAGTCACGCGTCTCGTAAGTCGGCGTAGGTGCTCCACGCCTCCGAGCCTTATTGACATGGGAACGTAGGCGTATCGTCTCGGGATTGTTCTCGCGATAGCGCCTGACATGTTCTCGGCGTTTCTCGCGGTTTTCTTCGGCCCAGCGCTTATCTAGGGCAGCCTTACGCTCGCGGTTCTTTTCGCGCCATTCTTTGTCTTTCAGGCGTTTACGCTCGACGTTGTCGGGATCAGCAAGCCATTTCTCCATGCGCCTCTTAGCGCCCTCGCGATCTAGCTGAGCATATTTGCGGCCCTTAGCTCGATATTCCTCAAGGTTGTTCTAGCCGCTTAAGCCGTTCTCGCCTCAAGGCTCGCTCTCGGTTCGCGGCATACCAAGCCGCCGAGCGTTTCCGGGCCTTCTCAGGATTGGCGCGGTTTCGGGCATTCTGTTCGGCACGGATGCAGACCTTGCACGCAGCCGATAGCCCATCCGGACTGGCGCTGCGTTTATGGAACTCCTCCAACGCCTTCTCCACGCCGCAACGGCTGCAAGACTTCACGCACCCGATCTTAGCCTGAAAGGACCCTCATGGCCGTCTCAGTAGAAGCAATGCTCTCTCCGCCCTACCGCATCATCGGCAACCGCAAAGAAACCGTCACCAACGTCACGATGGACTCCAGCTATCTGAGCGGGGGCGAGAAACTCACGCCTGCCCAGCTTGGCTTCTCAAGCTTCGTGGATAGTGCTCAGTCGCTGATCAAAGAAGTCAAAGGTACCGTCAACGTCGCAAGCGCCCACTACGAGCGCTCCAAAGAACTTCTGCATCTCTTCGATGAGACGCCCGCGGAGGTCGCTTCGGAAGCCAATGTGGAAGGCATGGTCATTCAGGTCACCGCGATAGGCATCTAGCGTGGAAGACCCCTTCAACCTAGTTCCGCCTGATATCAAGGAGCGCTATCAGCGAGCCGACTTCGTGGATCGCGCCCAGAAGGCGGGCAGGCTGCTCGAAAAGCACCTTCAGGCAACTTTCGGCCGTGAGATGGAAGTCGTCTTCGTGCGCCACGACATCGACCCCGACCGCCTGCCGACCACGGCAATCCCCGGTCGCTGGCACGTGAAACGCAATAACCCGCTGCCTGCTCTACCCAGCTACATCCCGATCACCGCGCCCGACGGGAGCTATCGCGACCCGGACTCGCGCGTGCCTGCCGAACTCGCAGAAATCGATCTGAGGCGGCCAGAGGTCAAGGAAAGAGTTCTGGCCGAGACACGCACTGATTCGCCTCAGCGAGCTGCTGAAAGGCTCCTGAAGCAGGAACAGCGCCGGGACGAACTCGCTTCGCACTACAGAGCGGCCCGTAGGACCAGGGGCGAGGGCGGTCTCCGCAAGAGCTTCGAGCGCAAGCGGAGCATGAAGTGAACCTCGAAGAGCTACGCACGGAGTTCCTCGCCAGGGGCTTCCACTATCTGCCCAGCTCACGCGCTGACAGCTACATCGACAGCGCTTATCGGCTCGATATCTGCGAGGACGAACCCTGGTTCTTCCTGGAGGCCACGGCTACCGGCACGGCTCCCCTGACGATCAGCGACCTGCGCACCATCGAATACGTGATCGACCTGACGAACGTCGAAAAGCTCCAGCCCTTACTCCAGGCACGGATCACCGACGATTGGAATCCCGATCTGACCGAAACCGGAACACCTTCGCTCTACTACGTGACGAAAGGGACGACGGTCAACGTCTTCCCCGTGGCGGCGGACGAAATCCAGGTCAACTACTGGAAGGTCCCGCCCAAACTCACCGGCACCGATGAACCGCTGCTTCCCGAGCGCTGGCACAGCTTGATCGTGGATGGGGCTGTAGCGCGAGCTTATTCGGAGTCAGACGACTACGAATTGGCCCAGGCGGCTCGTTCGGAGTTCGAAGCACGTTTGCAGCAGATGCGCGAATCGCTGGAGTCTCAGCAAAGAGACGAGAGCGACGATTACGTGGTCCTAGAGGACTGGGCGGCGCTGCGGTGAGCGTTTCGGTTTCAGAGACCAAGCCGTGCCGGAAGTGCGACGAGGAGAAGCCCTCGGACATTGAGTGGCTATGCCGAGGTTGCCACCAAGCTGAGCATTGGGACGAGGAGTAATCCTTTGTCCGTGCGTGGAAACGTTTCTTATCCGCAGGAATCCTTCGGCGGCGGGCTCAATCTTCGCGACAAGGCCGATGCGGTTGTCCCCGACCAGGCCATCGATCTGATCGACGTGCGCTTCACCGACCGTGGAGCCGTCGAACAGCGCCCAGGCTACGACAATCTCACGGCTGCGCTGACCAACCGCGTAGCGTCCCTGGAGCCCTTCTATACCACGGGGGGTACCAAGCAGCTCTTGGCGGGCTGTGGGACGCGCCTGGAGGCTTTGAGCAATGCCGGGGCTGTTGTCGCGTCGGCTACGGGCCTGACGAGCGCCGTCTGGGACTTCGCCCGCTTCGGCAAACCGAACGCCGAGGTCGCCTACGCCGGCAACGGGACCGACACGCTGCGCAAATGGAGTGGCTCCGAATGGACGGCGCCCACGGCCACGGTCAACGGCGAAGCGGGGAAAGCAATGCCCAAAGCCGGCTCACTCTGCGTTTGGCCCGAGGCTGGGAATCGGCTTGTCGCGACTCGCTTCTCTACGACTACTGGGGGTCCCGGCGGCGCTACGTCTTCACCCGATCACGTCTGGTTCTCCGACCCGGGCAATGCTGAGGCTTGGCATACGACCGAACCCGAAGAAAACGACGTGCAGCTTTTCCCCGGCAACGGCGAGCCGATCATGGCTGCGGTCGCTTGGCGTGAATTCGTCTTCGTTTTCAAGGAAACAAGTTTCTTCGTCTTCTACAACGTCTCAGGAGAAACCTCGCCGACCTTCAACTTTCGACCCGTAGAGGCCGGCGTAGGCCTTGCTTCTTCCCGTGCCGTTTGTGCGCATCACACCGGCGTTTACTTTATGAGTCGCAACGGGGTCTACCGGACCACGGGCCAAGAGCCCGAACTGGTCTCCTCGCTCGTGGAGCCGATTTGGACTGGAGATGTCTCGCCCTTTTACCTTGGCGGCACGCTCGCGCAGGGATCAATCGCCGAATGCGCTATGAGCGTCGATCACGAAGACAACATCCGGCTCAGCTTTCCCCTTGCCTCTGGAACCCGCGTTTTGGTCTTCGAGCCAAGGTTTGACCGCTGGAGCCTTGAGAGTATCCCCGCCTCCTGTTTTGCGGTCTTCCGTCCTTCCAGTGCCCCTGAGCTTGTCTTCGGCTACGCGAGCGGGGAAAAGATGGTCGGCAGGCACTCGTCAGCCTATACGAACGATGATGGCACAGCGATCTCTTCGCATTGGCGCTCTGGGTGGTTCGACCTGAACAACCCCGACATGAAGGTGCTGCGGTCCTCGAAGTACTGGGGTTCGGGCAAGTGCTTTTGCGGCATGGGCGTCAACTTCGAACAGGGGACCGGCAAGCTCGCCGCGCTCGACTTCTCTGAAGCCGCCGGTACCGAATGGGACAAATCGACCTGGGGCGGCGGTGAATGGGAGACCCCGAGCGGTCTCTTACCCGACCACTATCGGATCGCGGCTCGGGGAGCAGTCTTCTCGCGCTTCTTCTCGAACTCGATCAAAGATTCCTCTTGGTCTGTCCACCGCGCCACGGATCATCTGAGGACGACAGAGAAGCCAGAAAGGGCCGCAGCATGACGAATATTGTCTATCCCAAGCTGAACCAGACCGGGGTCAACGAATGGGCCGATGTCGAAGACGATCTGCTCGCCGTCAGCACTGTTGTAAACGGTTCGTTGACCAATGACAACCTCTCCGGAGCCGCGGCCATTACCCGCTCGAATCTTGCCGCCGCCGCCAAACCTTTGCTGTGGTACACGCCGACAATCATTGCGACGGAAGAGAGCAGGACCAGCGCGAGTTATGGACTTTTGGCGACTCCCGATGAGGTCTCTGAAGTGGTTGTTCCCGAAGGAGCCCTAGTCCTGGTTTCGTACATCGCTCTCGCGAGACAGGAAACAGCAGGCAACGTCAACGCGAATATCTTTTTTGGCTCCACGGCGGTTACTGGGCCCGAAGCATTGGAAGAAGAAGGCGGCGGGCATGCTTCAACCAACTTTCGTGCGGTGTTTACGGATGGACCTCTTGGACTCAGGTTTGGAGGCCAAACTGTGAACAACGTTCCTTCAACTGGTTTCTTGATGGGGGTTTCGGAGTTCTATGTAGCCCCAGGAACATACAGTGTTTCAATACGCTGGAAAACCTCTGCCGGCAAAGCATTGGTCAAGCAGCGTCGCCTATATGTGGGCGTCAAGGGTGCAACAGCCTAATGGCATGGCCTCTCCCCGGCGGCGTAGTCTCTGACCCGCCCTCAGCCCAGAACTTCGATGCCCTAGCCGCCGAAGGCGGCTTGCTCGAAGAATCGGTTCACGCCATTGAAAAAGAAGGCGTTGGACCTTCGGGCAAAGCGGGCGGCGTTCTCTCCGGCGAATACCCGAACCCAGGGTTCGCTGCGGATATGGCGACTCAGGCAGAGCTTGAAACTCTTGTAGCGGCCGAGGAATCGGCTCGTAAAACGGCTGACAGCACGGAGAAATCAGAACGCGAATCCAAAGACGCCGAACGAGTCGTGGGTCCGGCCAGTGCAACTAGTGGCGTACTGGCCGCTTTTGACGGTACCACCGGCAAGCTGATCAAAGTCGCCGGGAAAATCGTCGCAGAACAGATCGAAGCGGGAACGATCACGACGGAACTCCTCGCCGCCAATTCGATCACGTCCGAAAAAATCAAAGCGGGAACCATCGAAGCCGGTGACATCAAAGCAGCGACCATAACCTCCAACGAGATCGCCGCCGCCACGATCACTTCGGGCAATATCGCTTCGGGGACGATTACGGGTGGCAACATCGCCAGCGGCACGGTAACGGCGGGCAACATCTCGGTCTCGAAACTCTCAGCCCTGAGTGCCGATCTGGGCACGATTACTGCCGGGACCGTTACGGGGGCCACTCTACGCACGGCAGCCGAAGGCACCCGCTGGGAAGTCAATACCGAAGCAATGCGCGCCTACAGCGGTGCGACCCCGGTACTTGATTTCAACCTCTCGACCGGCAATCTGAAAATCAAAGGGACCATCGAAGAAGGCTCGACCATCCCGGCTCCGACGATCACTGGAACCATCGTAGAAACCCAGATTGGCAACGAAGCAATAACGACCGCGAAGATCAAAGCCAACACCATCGAAGCCGGGGATATCAAAGCAGAAGCGATTACGACAACCGAGATTAAAGCCAATACCATCCTTGCCGGGGACATCGCAGCCACGACTATTACCGGTGAAAAAATAGCCGCCGAAACAATCACTGGCACAAAGATTGCAGCCACGACTATTACCGCAGGCTTGATTGCCTCTAACGCGATAGAAGCAGCGAAGATCAAAGCCGGTGCGGTAACTGCCGAAAAACTCAGCGTCTCCGAACTCTCAGCTATTAGCGCCAGCCTTGGGACCGTCACGGCGGGAACTATCGAAGGACTTACCATTAAGCTTTTGCTGGATACATCTGGCGAAAAGATTGCTAAAGATACGGTTTCATGGATCAATAGCGAAGGGATTGAGAAGGCCTCAATATACGTAACAGGGAAAGGTGAAGCTGGATCGACCAATACCCTTTTTTTGGATGCCGGCAAGAAAGGCGCAGGGGAAGCGTACGGACGGATTAAACTAGCGACTGTTGGGCTCGAAGCTCCTACTGCAGAAACCTATGAAGCAGTACTGCTTGAAAAAAAGGGTAAATCAGATTTCCTCCAGCTCACCGAAACCGCGAAGCGCAAAGTCAACTTTGGTGAAGTCAAAATCACCGTAGAAGCTGGCACCGACGCAGCGAACGTCGCCACCGTCGAACATGGGCTTGGGGCGGTCCCCAAATACGTCGGCCTGATCCCCGTAGCGGCCAAATCGGGTACCGTCATTGCGCCACGGTTGGCTGCCGCTCCGACCTCTACGAAATTCGAAGCTACATTTTCGTCAGATGTGAACTTCGGAGCGAAAACGGAAATCGTCCACTACTGGGTGGCCGTGGGTTGATCCCCATAGAAAGGAACCATGCCCCGTAAACCTCGCAGCGACAAAGGTAAGCCCCGCAAGGCACCCGAGAAGACGACGCAGCGCCCAATGGATGGCGTTCTCGTGCGTTTGGTCTCCGGTGAGGGCAATACGCAGGAATTGCAGATCCAGGTACTCGGCGACGTAAAGCCTGCCGAGTCCCCTACCTTGCTGCGGTTAGCTGCCCAGAACGCTGAGAGGCAGCTAGGGATCGGTTAATCCCGTCGTGTCTGAGGATTCCGTATCTCTCCGCGAGTACCTCGAAGCCCTGCTCAACGAGCGTGACAAAGCGCTGAAAGTGCAGTTGGAGGCCAGCGCTGAGGCTTTGCGTTTGGCGCGGGAAACGCAGACCTACAAGGACGAGAAAGCAAACGAACTGCGTAAGCAGATCGGCGACGAACGAGTTGAACGCCAGCGTGAGACGGCGAAATTCCTGACGATTGAGGAGTACACGCGCCGCCACGAAGATCTAGAGAAACGCTTGCTGGAGACCAACGAGGACATCGGCGGCATCCGCACGGCACAGGCCAAAATCGCCGGAGCGTCTGTGATTGGCTCCGTGATCCTCGCCGTGCTGATCAATCTGATCTTGCGCCTGTCGGGACTTGGGAGTTCTTGAGCGCCGTGCTAACGGCCATACTTGCCAACTGAATGCCCGCCTATCCCACTCGCCGCCAGGTTGTCGCTCGTGCCACGGTAGCGCGCCAGCCACGATCAAGCGGTGGCACTAGCGCTCCCCGCAACACAGCAGGAGGATCGCGTTATGGCCTGAATCGAGCGCGGAAACCGGCGACGCGAATCGGGCTCGGCGGCAACAAAGCGGTCTCAGGCCCGGGGATAGGTGGTCCCAGCGGACCGGGTGGGGCTGGAACCCCTGCCCCGCTCGTGAACGTAGCGCCGACGCCCTGGAACTCCAAAGCCGAGCAGATCGTCGCCGGAGCGCGTAAAAGCTACCTGGACGCAAGCGGGAACTTCGATCTCGCAGAACAGACGGCGAAACAGGACTTCGGCCTGGACCCTGGTTTCAACGACTACAAATCAAATCCCTACTCGCGTGCCGCCCTGCTTGAGCAGAGTTACCAGAACGCCAACCGGGGCACGATGAACAACGCGGGCCTTCAGCTCTACAGCGGTTCCACGTCAAACGCTCTGGGTGCTAACCGCGGCGTCTACAGCCAGAACCGCGATGAGCTGGCGAAAACCTATCGAGACGCTCTGGGTGAAATCACCGCTGGGCGCACGAAAGCCGCTGAAGAAAAAGCTGAACGTGAACGTGAAGCCGAATGGGAACGCATTGCCGGTGCTGAAGGTGCTGAACTGGACCCGCAGACCGCACCGGGTGGCGGCGGCGGCAAAAAAGGCAAACCGAAATCCAAACCGAAAGGCGGGGGCGGTAAAGGCCCGGGTCTCGCCCCTCGCAGGAAAGCGCGATGAGACGCAGGGGTCGTGACAAGCCAATCAACGCCGGAGTTCCCCGACAAGGAAAAGAGCCCCGCCCACCCCGCCGCAAGCAGGGAAGCGGTCGGCGGGACGCGACGGGGCGAGGCTCAGGCGAACGAGAATACCTCAAACCTCTCACTGATCGCGGTGTGCGCAAAGAGACTCGTGCTTCGACCAACCTCAAATTCCGCCCGCTCGAACGAGAGATCGGGGCTGAGAAACGAGCCTCGGAGCGCCGCGTGGGCGAAGTGGGCGATTGGTGGCAGAACTACCTCGACACGGTCAACCAGGGGCGCTCGGAGACCCAGGCTGCCTATGGTCAGGCCGGGCAGGAAATCCAGAGTCAGATCGGTGCGGCCAGCGCAGCGGACGCCACCAACACGCAGACGCTCCAAGCCGAAACCGCCAAATCGGCAGAGCTTCGCGGCGCACCGGTGGATAACTCGGCGGCACAGAGAGAGGCGGCGGCCGGAGCCCAGCGCAACTACCTCGCTGCTGCTTTCGGCGGTGCTACGGCTCGTGAAGGCGCTAACCAGTTCGGCTATCTTACCGACCAGAAGCGAATCGGCGTCGGTCAGTCCATCGCTTCGCGCAAGGAAGAGCAGCGGCGCACACGCTCCATCGAAAAAGACCGCCACGACGTGCGCAAAGAACGAGGTGAGTATGCAACCGCCAAACGCGGAGAACTGCGTGCTGGCGAGCGCGACTACTTGATCCAGCGCAAGGCGTTCGGCCTTGAGAAGAAAGAAGCTGCCCAATCGGCGAAGGAAAGCGCTCGCGATGCCCGCGAAAAGGCACGAGATCGCGAATACGAACATGGACAGGATGCGATCAGCAATCGCCAGGCGCAGGAACGGATTGGTGTCTCGAAGCAGAGCGATAAGACCGGCGGCCTCTCTCCCTCTGAAAAGCGAGCTAAGAAACAGGATTGGAACAACGCCAAGGCTTCTGCCAAAACTCTCTTCGAATCCAAGGAATGGAAAAGCTGGGAGGGACTGACGCGAGCGCTTGAAAAACAGACCGAAGTCAGTCCTGCAATGGCCCGTCGCGCGGTGAAAGAACTGCGTGAAAAGGTCGAACGAGAAGAAGCGGCGAACAAAGGCGGTCCCTACCGTGGGGCTAAACCTGGTCTAGGGAATTAAGCCATGCCCTTCGGCACCGGCCGAATTGGCTCTACTCCTAAGCCGTCGTCACCCAAGAAGCGCAAGGGACGCCGCAAGAAGCCACCTGAAGCCGAGGTAGCCGGTCCGTACCGCTCACAGTCCTCCAACCCGAGAATCCGCAGCGAAGCGGTCCCCGGCGAACATCGCAGAGAGCCGACCACCGTTGCGGGAGTTGAACGCAAGGGAGCCGCTCAGGAACGCAAGGCGGCTGCTCAAACCGCAGAGCGACAGGCGGCGAAAAAGGCGCGCCGTCAAAGTGCCCGCAAAGCGCGGCGTATTGAGCACCAGGCTCAAAGCATCCTCCGGAAGAGCCCCCCTACACCCGTTCAGGCTGTTCAGGAGGCCAAGCAGGGAGTCAAACCACCCCAGAGCAAACAGTGGCGCAAAGCCTTTCCCAAAGCCGCCAAACGAGCCGATACAGAGTTCATCAAGAGCGTTGCGAAGAAAGAAAACCTCGGCGAACCGGAAGACATTACGCACGCCATTGAAGCGGTGGGGTTGGCAACGGGAGCTGGAGCCGCAGCCAAATTGGCGATCAAGGGCAGCGCGGCTGGAGCTGAGGCTCTCATTGCCAAAGACGTAGTGCAAGGTGCTGCTTCTGAGGCTGGTCCTATCGCTAAGGCTGCACGCTCAGTCAAGGGCGGTATCAAGGCCCGGGTCGGAGCTAAGGCCAAACGCATCAAATCCACGCCTGAGCGAGTGAAGACCGCTCCCAAGCGCGCTAAGAAGGCAGCGAGCACCAAGGAAGGGCGCAGGGCTGCGGGGAAAGGTGCTGCTCGCAAGGCGAAGCGCCATCCCGTGAGAACTGGCTATGGAGCCGCTGCGGTCTCCCCCGTGCCTCTTCCAGGTGAAGCTGACAAGCGGGCACGTGCGGCAGCCGAGGGCACTTTCAAGGCTGTTACACAGCATCCCCTCGAAACCGGTAGAACGACCCTTCGGTCTCTTCCTGCCGCAATTACTGGACCCGCTGCGCTCATCTCCTCTGGCGTTGAGTCAGCAATCCATCGTGATCCACAGCCTTTGAAGGAAGAGGCCGAAGGTCAAGCCAAAGGCGTCGCGGAGATTGCTTCCAACGTCTTCTCAGGTGATCCCGAGAAAGCCGAAATGGCCGCTCGCAAAGAAGGGAGCCTCGCTTTCCTCACCCCGCTACCCGCAGTAACGCGCCTGAAAGGCTATAAACGGGCACGAAGCAAAGTCCGCAAAGGCGCAGCCACGATCAGGGGGAAGGTCGCGGCCAAAGGGGAGGCTCCGAATCGCATTGTGCGCCACGCTCCGAAGGGAGTTGAGCAGAACGTCTTCGGAGCAACCGCTCGCCGCCAAGCTCGCAAGAAGACGGCACTGGTCAAGCAACGAGCTGATAACCCGCAACGCGTAGCCGCCGCTCATCACGAGCGCCAGATCACAAAGCGCATAGCCAAGGCCCCAAAGGGTTCTCACGTTGCGCTTCAGGCTCTCGCCGAGTATGGGATTCGCTCTCCAGAGGGGGCGAGGCTCGTGCGCGAGGGCGGACCGAAAGATGCCCAACTGCTACAAGCCCTTGATTATGTGGACAGCCATCCCGAGGTCTTCGCGTCTAAGCCCTTTCAGAGCGCGCTGGAGGCCGTTGGGGAGGCTTCGCGGACTGCACCGGCCGCAATCGTTGGAAAGGGCGAGCGAGCGCGGCTGTTGCAGCAGGGCGATGTTTTTGGCCATACGCGCCCTGAGTACATGGTGCCACCCAAGGCCCGTGAGTTCACGTCGGCCAAAACCCGTGAGGGAGCTTGGGCTGATCTCGCCTCGGCCGATAAACGCCTCACACAGCTCAAACGTCAAGGGCGTCAGCGCTTGGACCAGGCCAAGGTGCTGAAGGGTGCTGGGCGTGAGCGAGCCCTGCGAGAGGGCAAAGCGCTCTACGCGGAAGCACGGCAACTGCGAGCAGCCAACCAGAAACTCTACGATGCCCTAGATCCCTTTACTCGCCCTAACCAGAGCTTGGACGGCAGTAAACGCACGGGCTACGAAGGCCGGATGCTGGAGGAGTACAAAGCCGCCGTGGAAGCCTCACGCAAGCAGGCGGGGCTTGCACCGGCCATCTGGACGCACCACACCGAACTCGGCAAAGACGCAGGCGCGGGGCTTGGAAGGTCCTTCCCCACCGCGCCGGGTCGCGTTGAGCACATGCGCGAGGGGAACTTGGCGAAAGCCGACAACTTGGATCGCTCGTTGGAAGCCCTGCTCAAAGGCACCGTCCACATGCCTCGTCTGCGTGCTGCCGGAAAGCAGTTCGGGCGTGACTTCGTACAGGAGTTCAAAACCCCCTTCAAGATCGACGGTAAGCAGAAAATCGTTGGTCAAGGCTCGAAGGACTGGGCTGCGATCACGGCACCGAAAACGAAGGAGAATCCCAATGGCGGCCAGTTCGACCCCAAGTCTTGGGCACGCTTTCCGCTTCGTGAGTGGAAGAACGCGATCAAAGACCCGTTCACGCAGGACAGCTCGCTCGTGGCGCTTTTGGAGGAGGCCGATCAGGGGCGCGTGAAGGGCAGGGAGCCCTGGGTTCTGATGCCACGCGAGGCGATTCGTGAGGCTCGCGCTCAGATCAGTCCGGAGCACAACGTGATTACGACCGCGGCCAACAAAGCCTCCCGTGTTGCCAGCCGCACAATTCTCGGCACGAACCCGGCGTGGGCGATAGCGCAGATACCCGCCGAGGGAATTCCCCTGCTTATGGCCAAGCCCAGCCTGCTCAACCCGATCAAGACGATTCGCTTCGAGCGAGACATCCAGCGCTTCAAGAAGACGCACCCCGAGGAGGCTCTTGCCTTACAGGCGACCGTTGGAGCTTCGCCGCTGAATGCCGCCGTCAACCGTACGCCTCTCGATATGCAAGAGACCTATACGCCTGCGCTGTGGGATAAAGGCGCGAAGGCATTGACGCGTGGCAAGACGGCCCGTTCGCTGATCAGCTTCGCCAAGCTGAAAGCACTCGGCAGCTTCGATGTAAGGCGTCAAAACGAGTACCGCACGCTGCTCGCGGCAGCCGAGGCCGACAAGCGATTCCGCTCTTGGCACTCCGGCGTAAGCGGCCTCTTCGACTCAAGCGCTCGGCTGTCGAGCCGATTCAAAGGCAAGTCGCGTGCGGAGTTATGGACCTGGCTGACGAAAGACCCGAAGGGCAAGGCCGAGCTTGCGAAGATCACGGACTACGTCGAGAACATCCAGGGCAATTGGACAGCCTTCACACGCTATGAGCGCTCTCTGGCCCCGCTGGCGATTTTCTACCCGTTCCTGCGCTATTCCATGCGCTGGACTCTCTGGACGTTCCCGAAAACGCACCCGGTGGCGGCGACGTTGGCCTACGTCTCGGGGCAGGCCAACGCCAACCAGCTTGAGGCTTTGGCGGGTGGACCGCTGCCGAATCCCATCGCCTACGCTTTCCCCGCCTACCAGAATGAGCGAGGCGAAACGGCCGTGCTGCCCGGTGGCTCGCGCATCTCGCCCGGCCAGTCCTCGCTTACGCAGGCCGTTGCCACGGGGAATCCCTCGCAGGTTCTCTCCTCGGCCAACCCGTTCATCGGCGCAGGCCTGACGGCCCTGACGGGCATTGAACCTTTCACGGGCGAAAAGTCCTCCCTGCCATCCGGACTCGCGGCACTGAATTCGTTGCTGAACATGCCTGCCCCCGCACGTATCATAGGGCTGAGGATCGGTGGGCAGTCCACGGCTTCCAAAGCCTTCGCACAATACGACCCGAACAAGAAAGCGCGCTCGGTCCTGTTCCCGTTCATTCCGCAGAGCGGAGCCAAATTTGCGGCCGGGGAAAAACTCAGCCGCTCGTTCGACAAGAAGTACGAAAACCCCGTGCCGAGCCTGCCGAAAGAGGTTTGGGACGCGGCCTACGGGAAAGACTGGAAGGCAGCGGAGAAACTACGCAAGTTGCGCCTTGAGGCTGAACAGGCGGGCGAGTACGTGAAATCGGCCGAGGAACCCTTCTTCGAGGACTCAGGTGACTTGACCAAAGAGGGCTCGGAAATCCTGCGCTACATCACCGGCCAGCTCGTGATTCCCTCAGAAGAAGTAGCCGACGTGAAACCTCCGACTCGCAAGGGACGACGCATGAACGGAATCGGGGGACCATCGGGAGGCGGTATCGGGGGCTACTCGCTTGGCGGTGGTTCGGTAGGTGGAAGTGTCGGTGGTGGTTCCAGCGGAGCTGGCATCGGCGGATACAGCCTGCGTTAGCGCCAGCCCGAGCCGTTACCGGAGCTGGGTGCCGCTGATTATTTCTTTGGGCACGGGCTCGACCTCGTATCGCTCAATCCACTCCAGGGCGTTTACTTCGGCTTGACTGCGTGCTGGCCATCGTTGAGGGCGCAGAGATCGCAGCAGTAGGCCGACCCCTTGGCGGCGACCCGACCGCAGCCTTTCTCGCAGTCGCGCGGAGCGGGGCCGTCGATCACGCGCTCCTGGGGACCGCCGCGCCACTCCGCGAAGCGACAGCGGAACTCCTCCATCGTCACGTAGCGGTGGCCGTCCCTGGTGCGGCGGTGCATCTCGCGGTGCTGGTACTTGGCGCCGTTCCCGCGGACGATGGCTCCGCAGGTGCAGAAGTGAGCGTGGCGAGCGTGGGCCTGGGCGCGCTGCTTGGCGGTGCTCATAGCGCTTCGATCTCCCAGCCGTACACCGTGGTCAGCTCGTAGTCGTCCAGCCACACCCGGTAGATCGGCCCGTCGTGGGGGTCGAGGATCACGGCCTCGATCTCACCCGTCTTGCATGGGCGAGTGTTCAGCGGCCACACGTCGTCGCGGATGACGAAGGAGTCGCCGGGCTTCAGCATCGACTCCTCGACCGTGGCCATCATCACCGCCCCGCCAGCTCTTCCTGGATGC